TCTATTAATTAAGTAGAGTGGTATCTCTTGTAAGTCTAATGCTTTTGCTGTAGTTCCTCTACTATCGTCTGCCATTGCGAAACGGGTTTGAAATGTTCTTCCTCCCAATGTAACTTCTTTTTTAGACTTAAAGCCTTCCTTCCTACTACTAACTTCACCTGCCGGAACTTTACCTCTTATTTCTTCTATTAAGTTATAACTTTGACCATCTTTATTTTCTCCCTTTATAGTTATATTAGTAAAACCTAATTCTACTAATTTTTTGAACTTAGCACCATTTCTAAAATCATCTAATTCATTTATTCTAACTGTCTTAGTAATTTGTTTTCCATTCTTGACATTACTTTCTTTTTCTGTAACTTCATATAGACTATTGAAGTAACTATCGTAATTATCAATACCCTCCTTTAATGCAATCTTAGTATCTTTTTCATCAGTAGGGGATTCTAATATTCTTGCTAATACAGCCCTGCTTAATTCTTTAGGTGCTTTATTCATTAAAGATTCTATTTCTTTTAGAGGGACAAATTTTTCTTTAAGTGGTTCTCCTTCGATAAGTTCCCCTATCTTAGTTTCTTTAACTTTGTCTAAACCATCTTTGTATATCTTTCTATAATCTGCAATTTTAAATCCTTTTCCAACATTTCTTGATTTGATTTCATCCGAATCTAGTATGTTATTTATGTCATCAACTGATTGGTTTTCTGTTCCCAATCTAATTTGTTTCTTCTTGTCTAAAACATCATGAATAGCAAACTCTTTGAAAAACTCGAAAGCGACCTCTTCGTTCCAATCGGGAATAGAAGAACCCACAATACCTACTTTCAAAGAACCACCTTCACATCAACCATTTAGCCCAAGCCGCACCTTTTTGTATAGCACTACCTAAACCTAATCCGCTTTGTGGAGGTTCGTAACTCATCTGTCCTTGAGCATCTATCCAATATGGTCTTCCATAATTATCAGTTCCCGATGGTGGAACAGGATAGCCACTACCATTATTCATAGCACCTTGCATTTGTTGATATTGTTGAGTTTGTCCTGTCAATCCTGCTATTGCCATACCTGCTGTTGGTGATGCCATTTGTTGTGTTTGCATGCCACCGCCACCACTAAATCCTTGAGATTCTAGGTATTGTTGTTTTGCTAACTTTCTTTGATTAACAACTTCTGTATTGATAGCCGCATCTAATATGTTCTTAATATCTAACTCAATGTTTTCTTGAGTAATCTTTTCAAACTCTCTCATAGCATCATTATGAATCTTTAACATGCCTGTTGTAGAATCAGTTGTAAATTGTAACTTAGCCAACATCTTACTAACTACTCTTTCTACAACATCTTCCATAAGTTTCTCCATCTGTGTCAAAAACATTTGACCATGATATTGAAAAAACTCTTCAACATGATTATCCTGCAAAGAAAGTAAGTTATTTACATTCTTAAATTGTTGGTCACTTTGTTGTTGAACTGCTCCTAAAACCGTCCCATTACTTGTTCCGAATATTCCCATATTACTCACCTTTCGCTCCCTTTAATAAATGATTTATCCTTTCTGTATTTAATTGTATTTCAGTATTCAATCTAACTATTTCTGCCAGTTGTGTTTCTTCGTCTGCTATTGGTGTTGGTGGCGTTATAGTCCATCCCATGCTAGTCAGCCTCATAACATCTTCTTTTGTTAAGTCAGTTATTTGTTGTCTTTTTAACATAGATGGCATTTTCGCTTTAGGAATAAATGCTTTAAAATCTAAGCCATGCTCATCAGCCAATATCTGTTGTTGTAGCATTTCCATTTGCTTATGGATAGCCGCATGTCTAGGACAGTAAGTTCCTCTAAGTGGTCTTCCTTTCTCTACTTTATCTAGTGGTATTGGTGGTCTTAAATAATCACCGGACTCCCAAATATGGTGAGTTCCACATACCACACATCTATCTTTAAAGTTAAATTTGTGACCGTATTTTATGAAAAGAACCTTCTTCTTTTCCGGTAGCAATACTTTTCTTATTTCTTTCATTTGCTTCTTTGGTTTTAGCGCATCAAACTTATAATCTTCAATCGGCCCAACTGCTCTATACTGCTGTAGTTTAGGCAAGAAAGCGTTCTTTGCTTGTTGCGTGTTTATCAAATTCGGTTGCTGATACATCTTTTATTCCTCAATAATCTTTTATCATACTAGTAATTCCTTTATACACCATTTCGGGGTCGGACTTTGCTGATACTATGTATTTGAAACAAGGTATGCCCTTGTCATTCAACTGCCTCATCCCGTATGTAAATGGTTCAAATATTTCATGTTTATCTATGGGCTTATCGTTTTTATATTTCTCTCCCCACATATCATATTTGTTAGCCCATATACCGACAGCCATAGGATAGTCTGCTTCTTTTTTCTTTCTACCCGAAGGCCATCTATCTGCTACAATAGTATCTACTAAAAACTTCCATGCTAATTGATGGTCTAAATTAGAAGGTGAATCTAAATGTCTGTGGTCTATCATGAAAATAATATACTTTACTCTACGCTTCTGCATATCCTTAACCCATTCTTTCCAATAGATTGCCTCTCCTCCTAAGTCAGCACTCTTAATCGTATGAGAATCACCATCAATCTTAACATTCTTTCTAGTGGCTCTATGCAAGCCAACAGTTCTATCGTTTATTGTGGGAACTTCCCCTCTTGTTCTAAGTTGATGACTCAAGGTTGTTTTACCAACCATTGTAGAACCATATACTCCAAAGTTAATTGCATGAACTCTTTTGTAAAAGCCTATTATTGCCTCACCGACTAATATGGCAAAGCCAGTCATTATTGACATTAAACAATCACTAATCCCTTTCCTTCCATGCGTTCCCAGAAAGTAATTGCTTCGCCTACAGGCATATGAACTAGAGGAATATCATTAGTTTCAATTTCTCCTTCTAAATAATCAATAAACTCTCTTAGGTATTTTTCACCTAAGCCCTTATTTCTATATCCCCTTTTTAAACCAAATTGATTAATTTGCCAATAAGTTCCATATTCTCCATCAACTAATTCTGCTTCTCCATCACTTATTCTATCGTTAGAAATCCAAGAATAAGTGCTTTTGAGAACATCTTTCCACATATTAATGACCCCAAATATCTTTAGCCCTCTCTATAATCCAACCCATTATATTAATGTCAAAGACTCCCATGATATTACCTATCAAAAAGGCTGATAGTGCCGCACAAGAACCCCAAAAATACATCTTCATTTTTATGAAGAACATATCTGCCGAATGCGCTCGACTTTGATTATATACATAGTCGGACTCACTAAAGCCCATTATGTCGCCAAAGACCAAATGACCACAACCTACTGTTGTATAGTCGCTAAGAATTCATTTCCTATTGTGTTATCGTCGTATTCTTCAGTAGTTGCCATGACTCCGTTTCGCCAGTTTTCACGCCTTACTGTTCCAAACTGCTTCATGCTTTCTTGTAGTTTAGACTTGATTTGTTCTTCTCTTTGTAATCTTTGAAAGTGGTTTTCTATTTGTCTGTCTAACAACCTTATTTCTATCTTATCGTTTAGTGATAAGTCAAATAGTGCCTTCATAACCATAATCGCTCCTACCGTGATAAGTCCGAATAAAACAGAATGGGCTAATGCTCCATAAGGAAAACCTAGACCATATGCTGAATAGAAATATACATTCGCTCCGCTAACCGTTCCGACAAATAAAATTGTCATAACCAACCTTGTATCTTGACTTAATGCCGCCATAATAAAACCTCAATTGAACTCGACGGAGATATTAGCCGTAGAACTTCCCGCTTCAGTTATTTCTAGGAATATTCCATTTCTACACAAAACACCATGCATGTCGTATTCTAAGTTATAGTGTCCGTTAGTTGCTTGATGTATTCTAGCAACTTCTGTTCCCGTGTTGTCTGTTCCATTGAAAACTTTAACCGTTACTGCATCTCCACCGGAGATTGAGATTGCCGAATGAATACTAACTAACTTAGCCTGTTCATTACTGACAACCGCACTTGCGCCTAAAACACCACTACTTCTGCATCCGCCTATACCTGCCATACTCTCACCTGTTCAATTAGTGGAGAAAGACTCCACCTATTTAATGTAGCGATTACTCTTTCTTTGCTTTAGAAGGAGTTTTTGCCTTTGGTTTAGGTTTTGGCTTGGGCTTGGGCTTTGCTTTTTTAGGTAGAAGTTCATCTGCTAAATCTTTAGCAGTTGAAATATCCTTTCCAGTTTCTTTACAGCCCATTAGAACAAGTTTATCTGACAATGCCAACAATTCTTCACGGTCTTCTTCACTAAAAACAAAGAAATAATTTGGGTCGGAAAGACGAAGGACAGCCCATTTTACTGAAACTGTCGCTTCTTCTTTCCTTGTTATTTCTTGTTTTGGTGTAATGTTAAGCCTACCGATTTTTGAATCATCAGTTAATCTAACTGTTACCAATCAAGCCACCTCAAAGGTTTCCATAAACTCTTACTCTTACCGAGCCAAAGTCAGCAGAACCGCCTTCTTGGTTTGCACCGCTTGTTCCAATTATTACATTAAGTTTGAATGAGGTAGTTCCTGCATACAAACCATTAGCGTCTACTTCGGGAACAACCAATCCAACTACTGAATCTTGTCCTGTAACTATGACTTGAGTAACGGTTGATAAACCAAGTGCTGAAGCGGTTACTTCTAAACCACCGGAAGCATAAGTGTCCATGTCTATTAGTGCATCAACCACATATTCGTCACCGCTAACTTTAGGTCGGGTAACTCCTTTATGGTCTGCTAATAATGTTACTGTTAGTGCCATTACTAACCACCTTACTGTCCAATAGCCATGAAAGTTCCAGTATCGCCACTTGTAGTTACAATTGTTACCGAACCGCTAGCCAAAGGTAGGGTTTCATTAACAACCGCTACTGCCGCTTCTGTTGCTGAACCAGTATGTCCTAGTATGCAGACATCAACACGGCTTAATCCAGTAACAAGTTCTCCGCCTGTTACTGAATCTGCGTTCCATGTTCCGTAAACTATTCTCATGTTTCCTTCTAATATTTGCTCATTTTCTATTGTAAAACTAAATGCCATATTTCTTCACCTCATTGTATGTTTGTTATCTTTCCTTGTCCTCTAAAGAATGAACATCCTACTTCACCAATTGTTCGGTATAACGCCCTGTTACCTAGAGTTCCGACACCGAATGGATTTCCGTTAGCAATACCATCTTCAAAGTATTGAGTTGGCTTCATAACGGATAGCCATAGGTGGTCTGTATCAAGGAATAACATATCACTAAGTTTAGTAGAAGCACTACCAGTTTGTGCCATATCCTTTACAGGGATAAGTGGCAAATCATAGTAAGTAGCGACTCTAAATCCAACTTCTTGACCCTTTACACCACGAACACCATTTACAGTTGGAACAATTTCCTTTCTGTCCATGAATCTTTCTTGGCTTTGTAGCAAGTCAGCAATTGTTTGAATAGTATCATATCCTGTTAGAATAACCTTTGGAGAACCACCGGCTAGTCTTAGGTTTCTAATCATATCATTCAATCTTGTTAGAGTTAGTGAACGAACATCACCTGCGGCATAACCACTACCAAAGTCTACTTCTGCATCAAGGAAAGAAGCGGCACTAAATCTCTCTCTACCGTAAATCTTTCCTAGTGCGTTAGAAGCGGTGGTAGTATCAGTTGCGATAACTCCACCATCAATTGCTAGAAGTTCTGCTCTTGAAGTAATAACCTTGTTTAGAGAAGTATAGTTGTTACCGATGCTTGGCATAGCGGATGATTCACCATAATGCTCTAGTGGCATAACCAACATTTTGTTTTGGACTTCAGCATGATGCTTACCCATATCTTCACGCATTTGCGCTCTAATATCGCCAATACCATCATCAATTTGTGCCATTTCCATAGCAAGTTCACTGAAATCAAATTGGTGTGCAACTACTTTAGGACTCATGTTGAGTTGTGCATAAGTTGGTGCAATTGGGCCAAGTCCGTCAGCCGCAGTTGAAAGTCCTGCATTTTCAGGGACACCACCAATAAGGTCTGCTCTTGGGTTATCCGAACCTAATTCGCCTAGTGTTGCAGTTCCGCTTGTATCAACAGTAAACAAATTACCGCTTCCACCGGCAGGTCGTGATTGTAGAACTCTCCATCCACTAGAAGAATATGGCCTCTTTGAAATCATTGAAAGAGCATTAACTTCTCTATTCAACATTGACCAAACTTTTTGTCCGTAAACAATGTTGTAAAGTGCTGATACATCACTAATGCCACTACCGGAGAATGCCGGAGAACCATCATGTCCTGTGTGTATTCCACCTACAGCACCGGCTTGCTTCAAAAGAGCGTTACCGGCAGGTAGATTGCTTATTCCATATGTGCTTGCTTCTAAATCTGCGATTGTGTTAATATAACCTGTCATCTTAAATTCCTCCTACCATTTTGTGAATGTCCGACCAATCCATTTCAGCCATTTCATCCATTGTTGGGAGTTTAATTGCGGATTCTTCTTGTGCCTTTAGAATAGTTTCCTTTTCTGCTGTCAAAGATTTCCTTAGTTGGGTAAATTCATTCTTAAGAGAAGCAATCTCGCTTTGTGCATCATAGTTTTGCTTTGCGATAACATTCTCTCTTGTTGAAACTTCTCTTGCGAATCTTGCTTCAAAAGACTTCTTTAGGTTGTCGTAAGCAAGTGATTCAAGTTGTTCTTGTCGGAAAGCCTCATATGCTTTCTCAATGTTTCCAACCGACAAATCAAGAGTATCAAACTCTCCATTGTCAAACGCCTTTACAACTGGCATATCGGAAGCAGTTGGTTTACCGTTGTTGATAACAATACGGTCAGCAGGTTCTCCAATTTGATTACCTGCACCATCAACAGTTCTCATGTAAGCCTTTGTCGCTTCATCTTCATACTCGGCCGTTTCCATCTCTTCTTCATCTTCTTTCATGTTCATTTCTTTCATTTGCATGTTTCCATCGTCTTCCTTGTCCATGCCGTAGTCTCCTCTTTCCATGTCATCTGCCATTTCTTTATCATCGCCCTTTTCATCAAGAGCCTCTTCTTCTTTACGAAGCGTATTTACTTCTTCTAGCAAAGTATCTAACTCCGCCAGTGCTTTTTCTAGTTTTTCACTCATATTATTTTCTCCTTTATCTTGTTTCAAAATATCGAATCTCGCTTCGGGGTTAATTCCTTTTTCGCATATAGTAATTTCATGCAATTCTAACTTGCTGATTTCATTATACTCACCCAAGTTTTCATTACTTTTCTTTACTTTTTGGAGGGCTTGACCTCCTATGCTAAAAGACCTCAACGACCCTTTGCGAATGTTTCTGCCAACTTCTTTGGCTTTCTCTATATCATCTCGTAGTTTAATCACTACAAAGAAACCAACATCATCTACTTCGGATTTCCAAAGCCTACCTGTGCTGTCTCTATAAGAATCTACAACTTCTCCAACTTGAACATTGGAATGATTTGTCATGACATTTCTAAACTTAGAATCTTTCATAAACTTAACAACTGCCTCTTTCAAAGCAGGTAGTGTAATTAAATCATTTTGCTTATCAATGATTTCAATACTAGCATATCCGCCAATCATCAAATCGTCACTTCTAGCCTTAAGGATGGTAAACCCATCATTTCTAGTTGCTAGAACTGCCGATGCCATTGCGCTCAAAAGGAAAAAATTTTCTTTTAATATATAATACACACGGTTATTTTAAACTATTAATCCTCTTTTGGAGGTAATTCAAGACTACTATATTTATCTTCATAAATATTCCATAATCCTTTATCAGCATCAGTATCAGCAGGTTTCTGTTCATAGCCTGTCCATGCTAGCCACATTCTTTTTCCCTCAACTTCGAGCATTCTAACATGAAGTTTAGTTTCAAATTTATTGCCATCTAGGAAATATTCATGATAACCTTCCTTTTGAACGCCCAACTTAACATCCCCGCTATCAATGAGTTTACGCTTAGAAATGTTCTTAGCAACAATAGCAGGGAACTTACCTGCCTTTCCAAATAACTCAAAAATATCATCTTGTGAATCTAATCTAACCATCCAATTAATACTTTCATCGCCTAATTTCATCACTATATTTAGATTATCGTCATCTCTAAGATATATCTTGAATTCACCACTTCTGTATTTTTCAGGAGTTTTATATTCTTTTTTAATAGTGTCCATCATTATTTTATCATTTTCAGCAAACAACTTTTTTGTTTTAGCATCAAAAGATATTCCATCTCTATTTTCAAACCAATCTTTAACTCGACTTTCCTTACTATCTAAAACAGTTTGATAATTGTCCTTATGATTTGCAGTTAAAAAATTATGAATTTTTTTAGCGGTTTGTGCGCCTTTATTTTTTAAGAAATTAAATATGGCAACAGTAAGTTTAGATTGTTTTGTTTTCATTATTTCTTCTGCTTGCTCTTTCCACAAGTCTAAATCCATCAATGCATTCTTAGCCATTAGATTATCCTGTTCAAAACCATAGATAGTAAACCCATCCATGTCTCCCTTGATTATTATATTAGCCTCACCGTGAATATGGTCAGTAACTACTATACCTTTCTCTACTTCTTCTACATTATATTTGAGAGATTTGTCAGTATCATTGATTAGCATTTGTAATGTAACTAGTTTATCCGGTGTCTTGCTTTCTGCAATTTCATTTATCTTTGCTGAATAAACTACAGGTTTACCCTTCACCTCTTTTACTTTATCAATAGAAACTCTAACTACTTCTCCAACATCTGCTGAAACTTTAGTATTAGTGGCATTACCAACACTGAGATAATTTACTCCTTCTATCTTTTCGCCTTCTCCTTCAACCGGCCCTGCTCCTAATTTATAAGAAAAGTTAGAACCGTTTTTCTTTTTATCAAGAACAATTAAATCTAATTCTACAAATGGTTTCCAACGAATCCATTTAGGATTCTTTTTTGTTCCTAAGAAATATGTAGATGTGGAATCTTTAATCATAGCCCCTTCTGCTGTTGGGATTTCCATAATTTTCTTAGCATATTCTTCGACATCTTTTAGATTATCTGCAACTCTAGTGTCTTTCTTAGATGGGAATGTTAAGTCTTCACTAGAATGTATAGAGTAGTTGTTAAACATTATCTGCATTCTGTTTTGCAGTGTATCTTCCATAAGGTTTTCTTCATTGTGCCTCATGATGTCAAACACATGAATTCTAACCCTGCCTTCTCTTTTTCCCTCTAAGTATTCTACGGCTTCTTTTCTTTTAAGAGAATCTTCTCCATCAAACAAAACTAAAGAAGCATCCAAGATGCAATCTCCAAAATGTTTTTTCTTTAGTTCTTCAACTGCTTCTTTACACTTTGATGTAATATCTTTTCCTGTATAATCGTAAACTTTTATGTTCTTATCTATTTTATGTAATTGAATTCTAAATCCATCGTATTTTTCTTGGACATAAAACTCACCACTAAATCCTTTTAGTTCGTTCATGTCTTCTATTGTAAATATTCTATACATTGGTTTGTTAGGAATTACAAAATCACTTTGGGCTTTTTCCTCTTCGGATTTCTTTTCTTTTAGAATAATTTTGTCATCCTTTTTTTTATTTTTAGTAGCCTTTTCTTCATCCATATCCGTATCTATGTCTTCTAGTCTAGCCCAATCTTTCTTACTATTCTTAGATAAAAATATTAACTCTAACATATTCATTGCGGCTTTTACTTTTGATTCCACTTTCTTAGAGTCTTTACCGTCACCATAGTGTTCTATGATGTAAATTGCGACATCATCTACTTCTAGGTCTAATCCCATAAGCCCTTCTGTAATATCGTCGGGTTTCATATCTTTAATTGAATATGCTTCTTTAGGTAGTGCCTTATCATCTTCTCTAATGGCATAGTGAACAAACTTAATCATAAGTTCCGGTGAATCTAATAGTGCTTCTAATACATTACCTTTGAATTTTTTAGCGAAGGGGTCGCTAACTTCATCGGAGGAATATCTTAGTGCTTTAATTCCTTCATACAACTTTTCAGCATTGTTAGTGCTAACATCGGAAACATCATTTGATTCTAATAAGTCTTCATCAATATAATCCTTAAGTTCATTTGAAAGAGCATCGGACATTTCATATGCGTCTTTAATTTTATTTACTGTATTTCTCCATTTAGAACCGTATTCCTTTGGGTCGGTTCTTGCTGAAAGATAAGCGACTCTCGTTCTTTCAAAGAGTCTTAGAATATCTGTGGATATTGACTTATCCTTCTCAATAAGGAGAGGCATATTACATCACTTTCTATCTTTTTTGAGTCTTGGACTTCTTGGAGGAATGACTTTTATTTCTTCAATAGTATATCTTTCCGAACTACCATCGGCTGACTTGGCTATAATATGTAATTTTGCATCAGCAATAAAACTAGGATTAGATGAGGAAGAAGATTCTTGTTCTACTATACCAAGTCGCAAACCGAGTGTTTCCATAAGTTTATCCATTGAAAATGTTTTACCAATCAAGGATTTTCCAACTAATTGTAAACCCCCCTCATCTTGTTTCTTTAAACTCTCACCGGCTAAACCATACCCTTCTTTCTTTTGAGTTTGATTAGTAATCTTAGAAGCATCTTGCACCTTTGGCCTCGTAATCTTTTCAACTTCGGGGTCTGTATCTATTTCCAATACTTGAGTTGGCTCAATGTTCATTCTCTTTTTTGCGCTCAATTCTGCTTTAGCCTTTCTTGCCTTTTCAATAGCAAGGCTAACTATTCTTTCTTCTTTACTTACTCTTTCCGGCATTATATCAACTCTTTAACTTGTTTCTTCTTCGGGAGGTTGTTTTATTCCCTCAAATCTTATTTCTTTATCTAAGATTACTACCTTTTCTGCTTGATATTCTTGGGCTAATTTTTGTTCTAGCATTGTTTTTATCTTTTGGGGTTGTCCTCTAAACCTAAACTTTTGAGAAATCCTATTAAAAATAGGAGAAGGAATAGTATAACTAGTTTGGTCGGGATTTGCTCTAACTGCTTTTCCTAATTTTTTATTTAGTCTATCAGTGTATTTAGTTTCTTGAATTAATTTATTTACGATATTACCTAAATTACTTTCTGTATCTCTTTGCATTTGTCCTATCGGCATAGCCGCCTTCAATATTTCTTTCCAATTTTCAGCCATTATTGTCCACCTACATTTTCTACCATCTTATGAATATCTTTCCAGTCCATGTTTCCAACATCTTTCAATGGTGAACCACCGATAGTTCCGTGATTCATCTTAGGAGTTGGACTATCAACAACAACAAAACCGGACTTCATTAGTAAGTTATCGTCATTGTAAACTGCTTTCTCTAAACTCTCTATCTTAGCACTAAGGGCTTTGATAATCTCAAGTAGTTCTTCATTAATTGTATTTTCGTCGCTCATCTCTTTTCCTCCTTTGGTGGATATACTAAATCTCTTAATTGTCTGTAAAGCAATTCATAGTCCTTACGAAGTTCCGTAGCCGAAGCAACTATATCTATATTCCGTTCTTCCATAGACTTCATTTTCTTTGTAAGTTTTTTATCCGATTTAACTAACTCAACATCTTTTAGTGCCGATACTAATTCACCTAATTTAGTAAAGTCTTGACCAAAAAATTCTGTTGGTTGTGCGGCCTGTAATGTTTTCTTTAAACGCTTAGTTTGTTTCTTATCTAATGTGTCTAATATATTCTTCTTTACTTTTTCTTCTTTCTTTATGGTAAATTCTTTACCTTCTTCATAATAATCCCATGTCATCAATCTTCCTCCTCAAATAGTTTCGGCAATGTTTTCTTTAGACCCTTAGTTTGTTTTTCATCTAAAGATTCTAATACAGCGTTCTTTAATTTTTTATCATCTAGTATTATTTTACTAAATTTCTTGTTTTCTTGCATCAGTTGTATTGCGAACTCAATGTTTTCTAATATCATCTTTTTCTTTTTACTCATAGCAGAATTGTCTATTTTACTCTTGAAATCATCATAGTCTTGTGATGTATCAAAGAAAGAGGCAATATCAATTTCATCGTTAATCATAGAATAAAATTCAGTAATTATTTGTCGTTGTTCTTCAAATTCCTTTTCATCCACACCTTCTCCAAATGTTCCCTGTAACTTTTCTAGGACTTGGCTGTAATTAGTTATTTGATAGTCTACCAAATTTGTCATTCTTTTGTCCAATTCTTTTGCTAGTTTTACTGATTCTTCATGACCATCTTGTAGTCTTCTTAATTCTTTTACATAATCTCTAAACTCATCAACTGCAAAGGCCGCTAATGTCATTCGACTGAAGCCTTCTTTTTCGGGGTCTAATACTTCTGCTGTCTTTTCTTCTTTTATTTGTCTTCCAATATCAAAAGCATCATATAACGAAACAAGTTCTGTTTCCCCTTGTCTTCCTTCAACCATAGGTATATATTCAAAGGTTAATTGAGACAAATCCATAAAGGCTTTGTTCTTACTAAATGCTTCTGTTAAATTCTTGATTCCTTCATTTAATTCTTTAATGCCCTCATTGTATTTGTCAATAATTCCTTTAGACCTATCTCTAATTTTATCCGTTGAAATATATTCTTCGATTGCTCTTTTTATCTGTTTTAATGCTCCCTTATACACTCTAGGTTTTCTTAATGGTTGCCCGCCATCAAATACCTCTAGTATAGCATCGAAACTAGGGAATAGTTTACTTACAATAATAAATATTTCCGAACCTGCTAATGGAATAATATCTTTTGTTAAGGAAGCAGGTAAACTCACATCCATTCTTAACTTATCTAATGTTTCTTTAGTAGACATTTCTTTAAGAGCATTGGTAACAGTTACTTCTTTAGGCTCTTTTGAATAAGCCCCGCCTTTGAAATCTCTAACAGCAAGTTTATCCATAAATTTTAATTCTTCTTTTATAGTTGTCAATTTCTTTACAGTATTAGCATCAACAAGCACTTGTTCAAATCTTTTAGTATAGGCTTGTGCTATTTTTGCTATTTTTCTCTTATCTTTCCCTGCATAGATAGATTCTCTTTCGCCTTCTAATTGCCCTATCATATTTTTGAAACTCTCAAACATTTCAGTAAAATCATCTAAAGCATCAAAGAGTTCCTCACCTTCATCTGCTGATTTTATATTTTCTTCTAAAAATTTAGTTATTGATTCTCTATTCTTTTTCCCTCTATTAAGGTTAGTTTTTAGGTCTGCCTTTTGTTTCTTTAAGTCTTTTAGCAATTGCCCGATTTCACTTCTCAAATTATTTATGAATTCTTCTACTTCTTTGTCTCCTTTAGGAAGAGTTCTTCTAGCCTCCCTAATCAAATCCATTTTTTCTTTAATTTGTTTTTCAGTGAGATTTATTGTTTTGAATTTTTTTCTCTTTGCTAAATTTTTACTAAAGTTCAACTCTTTTTCTAGCCCTTCTGCTCTTTCTATATAGCCATCCCAAACTCGTTCTAATACTTCGGGTGTTGTCAGTTTCTCATTGTCCTTTGATTCTATTGAAGGAAAGTAAGAAACATATTTTGGTTTCTCTATTTCTTTGTTATACTTCAAACCTTTTTCATCTAAAGTTATTTTCTTTACCATCGGTGTAGCAGTTTTTGCCCGAACCTTCAAGTCTCCTTCTGTGTCTTTTTCATCATTCACAACTATACTATCATCTACGGTGAATACTCCCCTAATTATTCTCATTTTAGCAAGTCTTTCTAATACTTTGAATAGTCCTGTAGATGCTTCTTCTTCTGCTTTTATGTATTTATTTACAACAGTCTTTGGTATTCCTATACCTGCAATCATCATTTTTCTGCGTCTATCTGTTATCTTTTTGAATCTCTTTTCTTTGATACTTCTCAACTTCTTTCTTTTCTTTTTAGTTTCAGTATCTATGCCTTGAACAGTTCTTCCTGTAAGTTCTTCAAATGTATCTGCAACGACATCCATTACTTTACTATCTTTCAAAATACTACTAAGACCATCTATTACTGCTTTCAGTGTATTAACTCCCTTTTCTCCGTCAGCAAGTGGAGAGTCCCTAGCATCCCACATCCACTTTCCTTTTACTTTCTTAGCATCAAAATATCTAAACATTTCACCAGTATCTTGTTTCTTGAATTGTAATTTTTTTCTTTCTGCTTCTCTCATTCTTTTTGAAGCCTCCGATAACGCCCCTTTCTTACCTTGAGGTCTTCTTCCTCTTATTCTTTCTTTATCAAAGACTTTCCTTCCAAACAACTCTCTTTTAGGGTATTTATCTTCAGAAAGACTAGGTTCTTCCGGTTTTGTTTTTGGAGGTTCTTCCTTTGGCTTCATTCTGTTTAAAACAATATTTATTCCATCCATAATAAATTGAGGATTATCATAATATGTATCTTTAAACATAGTTCTTAATTTATTAGAAGCACCAGTTTTACCACCTTTCTCTAAGTTTTCTTTTGCTTCTTCAAGATTCTCCAACAAGAAATCAAAAAATTTAGGAGTGCTTTCACTAACTTCTTGTTCTTTTCTTCTGTCAGCAAACAGTTTGTTGTCTACTACTTCCTTTCTGTTTGCTAGCATATCTATGAAGTCTTGAATTTTTTTTCCTTTTTCAGGATTTTCTTTCTTTGTTTTGTTAAGAGCAGTAACCAGTTGATTGTATATTTTAATATAAGTATCTTTTATTTTTCCATATCCTAAAGTATCTTTCATTCCTTTCGGGTCTTCTTTACCCGACGCTAATCTATCGAGTTGAGTTTTTATTTGTTTATCACTCAACCTCTTTCCTTTGCGCTGTAGTCTAATTGTTTTCTTAGACATTGTATCTAATACTCTTTTAACTTCAGGATTATCTTTGAGTGCTTCTAATTCTGCTACAGTATCTTTACCGCTATAAATTCCCAACAATCTTTTTGGACTTATCGCTTCAAAGTCACTCTCTCCTTCTACCTTCGGAATAAAAAAAGGCTTACCTTTTCTTTTCTTGCGCCTTATTACTTCTAGCCTTCTTTCCTCGAACTCATCAACCTTTTTTCTCTTTTTTGCATCTAATTGGGCTTTTGATTTAAGGTATTCTTTATAGGCTTCCTTTTGTCTCTTTTGTCGTGCTTTTCTCTCTCTTTCCAATACTTTAAGTCTAACAGGGTCTAAATACGGTCTTTCTCTAAACTCCTCTTCTTTTCTTTTTTGCTCCTCGAACAATCTAACGGCTTCAAAATAGGCTTCTGCTTTCTTTCTCATTTCGGGAGGTAAATTTCTCAAATCCATCGCTTTAAGAATAGAATTATCTTGTAACTCTTCTATCAAACACTTCAAAAGAAAATGAAGGTCATCTTCTCTATTATGTAAGATAGCCTTCACAAACATATTATCGCCTCAAAATGGAATATTCTCTTTCTTACCTCTCCTTTTTTGTGGGGGTAAGATAACATCGGGAACATCATTAGATGCTCTTGTTGGTTTATGAGTTGTGTCCGGTGGTAATCCACCGACAGAAAAATCACGATTCTTCGTAATCTTTCTAGTCTCATTTGCATTTTGTGTTCTAACTTTCGCTAATTCTTTTTTTAGTCTAATCTCTTTCTGTCTATTATCTTCTGTCATTAACCTGTCCTCCTTTCACTCCTTCTATCTACATTTTGATTACCTGCGTCTTCCGGTAATCCGCTTAATCTTTTATCGGGGCCAACACTCATAGAAGGTTTATTTCTAGTAGCAGGTGGATTTTGTTGCGGCTTACTACCGCCACTTTCTGCAAATAATCTTGTTTGTTCATCTAAATCTCTTTGGTCTAAATTAGAACCTGCTAGTGGGTCTTTTTCTATGGGTCTTCCATCATCACCCATTTGTTGTTCATCTTCTTTTGGTTCGGGTTTTTTGTAAGTAAAGTTACCATCCTCATCCATATCAACTTCAAATCCTAAATTCTTTATCGAAGCCGCTATACTAACTTCTAATTCTTTCTTTCTTAGCCCTGCTATTTCATCTTCTTCTTCGCTAGGTGGTAGTTTTAACTTCCAATCTGTGATGCCAAATTGCTTTACAAGATATGGGAATACATATTCATTGTAAACATTCTGTGCCATTTGAACGGCTCTATTAGTTACAAGAATCTGCATACCTTCGTTATTTAATCCACCACTTGTAGTATTATCAGCCATGAAGACTTTACTTACTCCATAAAACGCTGATATTCTATCTCTTAAATCATCCTTAACAGAAATATAATCCATTTCTTTTAGGCTATCCATGAACTTAATCCATTCAACAGCACCTTTACCGCCTTCTGCTTCTATACCCATAACAGGAATAAAGTGTGGGTCTGCCTCCATCTTTTCTTTTACTCCTCTCCAAAAGGCTCTCATTGAATCCATGTTTCTAGTTTGAACCGCTAACAAACCTCTAGGCATTCTGCTCTTAGTATAGGCTGAATTGACATAGTTCTCCATAGCAATCAAAGTCATAATATGATTATACAATGTAATTACAGGCGAGAAGCCATAGAGCCTTGATGGACTATACTTACTAAAATGTAATACTTCTCCTTCGATAAAATACTGTTCATCACCCTTTGCTCGATTGACATAATGAATAGGCATAAGAGGAGAACCGCATGTTTCGCAGTTATCATGTGGTTCTGTTGATATAACATCTCTATGATGAACACAAGTAAATCCTTTATTTCCTTTTACACCATCTTCATCAGCATAAATAAACATAGTAACAGGGTCGCCACGATAGACTTCTTTGACACGGTGCATTCTAATTTTACCATTACCATCTAAGAAATATTCTTTGACCATAACTATGTATGCGTCATCCATAATATTCAAGTCGTCTTCTAATTCTTTTAGAACATCAATAAACAATTGCTCGGATGAGTTTACATAACCTTCTAAGAATTTTTCAGCGTATTGTAATTGTTTAGCATCAGGTATCTTCAAATCAGTAGAGCCACATCTCGAACACTCTTGAACAGGTCTAGTATGTTCTTTACCACAATCATTACATCGGGCTTCAAATGCCTTTTCCCAAACATAGCCTCTTCTGTAGACTTCTTGTTTTAGTTGAGTTATACAAGTTCTAACAATTACTGATTGTTGAACCATAGAGTAGATGATGGGGGCTGTCATCATGTAATTATTCTGCCTTTCTTGAATACCCATATTGTAGATATTCCTGTCAGCAGGTTTCGGAGTAGTGCGCCTGAAAAGATTAGTGAAAGAGAACCGCCTTCTTTTTTCTGCCACGACAACAACCCCCGTTTACTTTGGACTATTCTATCTATTATAGAATCTTCGCAAAGGCTTTTCTCAAAACACTACGCCAACCGCCCTTGATGCTTTTCTTTCTTTTGGGTTTTTCGTCGTATTTTTTTGTGCTTTTATTAGCATACAAAGCGGCCATGTATCTTTTTGCCTTTGACTTTGACATACCCCGTTTATTTTTTCTTTTATTAGTATCGGTATTCACTACATAGTAGCCGTTTTTACCAACTCTTAATTCATAGGGCAGAATAATCACCTTGTTGATTTTTCTCCCCTACATTTCCATTTTTTACGACTTAAATTATTAGGGCTATTAGGGTCATTTCTTTTTTCTTTAGGTAGTCTTCTTTTTATTCCCATGCTTCTAGCACAATAGGCATCTCCTTTTTTTGTGCTTGGTCTAATCCTATCTCCACCGTCTTTGGCTTTTCCTGCTTGACCATATCTAACAGTCTTAGTTCTACCTGTCTTTTTATTTCTCACGACTTTCTTAAATCGCCTTTTGAATTTTAAAACTTCAAACCAACTCATTTCTTATCCCTTTTCTTTTCCATTTCGGGATGAAATTTCATTGTGACTTTTTTCGCATCTTTTTTAATTGACTTACCATCAACCAAAACTTCAACAGGATAGGGTTTATGCTTACCCGCCCAATATGCCATTTCATATCCACCGTTTTTCAATAACTTAACAAGAAGTCCTCTATCATAATCTTTATCTTCCGCTTTGAGAACTTTTTGTTCTCCTCTTGGCAAAACTAAATCTATGTCTTTTTTTATGATTTTTTCCCAAGACATAGTTAATCAACTCGCTTATCTTTTAGGTTTGTGAGTGTAGAAATCACCATTAGTATGTTCGTGAATAGTTCCTCTCTTTTTCATATCTGCAAGAACCATCTTTAATTTTTTAGGAGAGCCTATTCCTTTTAGATTCTTCATACCTAAAGCCCCTCCTTCTTTCTTTACTTCTGCTAGAATTTTTCTTTCCATGTCTTTACATTCATCATGACTAATAGTAGTGCTACCCTCTTTTAATTCTCTTTTGTTTACATTATCCCTAAGCATAGCAAAATCTCTACCTGTTATTCTACCGTCTTTATCTTTGTCAATTCTTCTTTGATTTCCATACAATACTTTTTCTTCTTCATTGCTGTCTTCATCTGTTTTTTCTCTATTGCCACCGCAGTGACTTTTTAATATGTCTTTCCAACTCATCTTGTAAATCCCCTACCTCTACTTCTTGTTTTTCTTTTTAGTTGTTGTCTTTTCTTTTCAGCCTCGTCTTCAGCCTGTGCTAAATCCTTTTTCTTTTTAGTATCTTTGGCTCTTTTTTTAGCCGCCCTTGCTCTTTGTTCTATAACTCCTACAACTAGGCTTTGTCTTTGGTGACTCGCATTTTTGAATGCAGAACTGTTAAAAGTATCTTTAACTGCTTGTCTATTTTTGAAACTAATTGGAACGGTATCACTTTTATCCCTATCTACATACAAATCTGTATTCTTTTTAGAAGTCTCAGGCTCACCTTTTTTTCTATGTATTCTTTTATTAGATTTTTTAATTTTTTTACTTCGACAATGTGCTTTACAAGTAAATCCTTTAGTTTTATTTTTGCCACTACAAACGCAGTAAGACATATCTTTC